TTGATAAAATTGTGTAAAATAAACACAATAAAACAATAGCTTTCTTCATACACACCTCCCCAGGTTTATTTTTTGAGAGCTATTGTTTTATTCTAGTTTTATGGAGCCACTACTTAAAGATTATTAAATCCCACCTCTTCATAAATCTCCCAAATTGGTCCAGCATTATTTAAGATTTCCTGATTCAACTTAAAAAACTCTTCCCAGGAATGATAAAACTCATTTCCCATACTATCCATAAGTTTTTCATCACTACGATAAATAAAATAATCTTCAGGCCATTTTCTTGATCTAACTTTCAATCCTAAAACAATCAAAGGTCGGGACATTTGACTAAACAGTTTCATCTCTCATCTTCCTAATCAAAGTAACTAATACTCTTGCAGCATTTACAGAGTCCCAATAAGGATCATGCTTTTCGCCTTCAAACTCATACTTCAATTCGCCCAAAGATCTTTCTAAACCATTATTGTGACCTTTACCAGTTAAGACAGAGTAAAGCAGGGATATATTTATGTATTCATTAGAGAAAGGATATTTACAGTCTTTGTCCCTGCATTCGTAACGTAAAAAATCGTTATCATTTCCCCAAGCAGCACAAGGATAAGATTTAGTATTGAATTTGTCCATAATGCTCTTGCACATAAATTCAAAATCAACAGCATTTTCAACTTGCTCTTTTGTAATCCCTGTAATACGTGTGCAATATTCAGAAATTTCAGTTCTTTCAGGCTTACACACCATATGAAACTTGTCTGAAATTTCTAAAGTCTTGAGATCCAAAATACAGGCACCAAGACTTATAACTTCTCTCCACTTGTAAGCATTTTCTCTGCCTTCCCAACAAGTGGCCTCGAGATCAAAAACAATTATTTTCTTACAGCTGAAAATCACTGAACATATGTCCCATCTTTAAATCTACAACTAGTTTATCATAATCAACTGTTCTGCCATCCCAATAACTGTCCCTGAAATTTCCTATTGCATCATAATATTCAGATCTATCATCAAAATAAATTATGACTGGATCTTCTCCCAAATCAACAAGAACTTTTTGGAGTAATAATCGCCCAGTTCGTCCATTACCATCTATGAAAGGATGTATTGTTTCAAAATAATGATGAACACTTAAAGCAGCATCAAAATTTGTAATAACACCACGTTCAGCATCCTTCATAATTTTTTTGCTAAATAAGAAAAGATCTTTCATTAAGGTTTCTAGCATAAAAGGACTAGGACAAGTTTCGTGACCAATCCAAACATCAACAGTTCTATACTTGCCCGAATTTCCAATGTCCTCAAAAAATGGAATGCCTCGAGTCAAGATCCTATGAATGTCTAATGCAGTATCTGGATTCAATTCCCATCCTTCAGAAATAGCAAAGTTAAGGGCTGAAAAATGATTGTCATACATCTTACAACCTAAATGATCCCCCATATATCCAGGCTGAGGATCTATTTTATTACTTTCACAAACAAATATTTTTTTCCAAGATTTACAAAACATTTCTTCTTCCTCATTTTTTAATATTTTTTGAAAGCAAGACAAACTATATCACAGAATATAATTAAATGATACAACATCATAAAGGAGTAAAAAAATGTCCCTTTTATCAAAGTTACTAAATAAAGCAATAGGTGTTCCAGAAGTCAACTTAAACAAACTTCCTTTCGCTAATAAAATCGTAGGAGATTGGGAAAAGAAAAGTATGGAAGACCTAATAAAACAGTTACCAAAAGAAACTATATCAAGATTAATTGAAGTTTGTAATCAAGAACTTAAAAATAGACAATAAAAAAATAACAGTCTATATCATTGCAGTAGTTTGGAGGGAAATTATGAACAATGACAACAGACGTAGAGATGCAGCATTTGTTATCCTATATAGTGTAATAGGATATTTATTAATTCTGTTTGTTGCAAGATAACTTTAAGTATAAGTATTATATGCACGAATACTTAAATGAAGATTGTCTAACTTACCTTAAATCACTAAAAGACGAATCAATAGACCTAATTCTAACTGATCCTCCTTACTTTATTGGATATGATGGAGGAAAGGGCTGGGATAAACAATGGAATTCAGATGATTCTTATTTATCTTGGTGCAAAGAATGGTCAAAAGAATGCGCCAGAGTACTCAAACCAAACAAAATGATGTGCGTCTTTGGAACTTTAAAATACAATACTTTCCTGCGCTTTAGATTAGAAATATTAGATAAACTCCCAAACTTCCATCAACAAAATGAAATAGTATGGTCATATAATTGGGGAGGAAGAAGCAAAACAAACTTTGCCAGAAAACACGAATTTATTTGGTGCTATTCAAAAGATAAAAAGTTTACGTTTAATTCAGATGATGTAAGAACTGAAAGAAAACAAAAAGTCAACATTAGAACAGGAAAAGAATACGAACAAGGAACTATTCCAACTTGTGTATGGGAAAAGAATAATCACACAACAAGTAAAGAACATTGTAACTGGCATCCTACACAAAAACCTATTAGCATTTTAGAAAGATTTATCAAAGCATATACTAACGATGGAGAAACAGTATTAGATATCTTTAATGGCGCTGGATCTACTATGATTGCTTGCGAAAATACTGGAAGAATATTCAAAGGATGCGAAATTGATCCTGAATATTATGAAATGAGCGTAGCAAGATATACACAACTAACTGGCAAACAATACAACAATAACTTAACAAATCAAATAGGAACTAAACCCTAACAATTTGTATTATATATATAGTGCATTGAAGCCCTATCCAAAAGAGGATAGGGCTTTTTTATTTAGAGGAGGATTATTATGAAACTTAACTTTGAAAAAATTGTTTTTTATTTTATGCTCATTGCTGTTAGTGGAAGTATCGGATATGCCCTTAAACCTGAACCACAAATTGACCAAAAAGCAATCGAACAAAAATATGAAAATCAAACAAGAGTATGTACAGCAGCAATACATATGATGAGTGATTTTTCTAAAAAAAATTATTATAAACCCAAAACTAAAAAAGACTGGGCAATAGAAAGGATGATGAACAATTGATAAACAATTTTAGTCTGTTCTGCTACTTATACGCAGAAGAGTTTCAAGATAATAAATTGAATGAACTAATATCAAATTATTTTAATTTTCAAATAAAATGAAAAACAAAAGAGACATAATACTGGGAAGTTTTATAATCATTGTTGCTTTAGGAACAATGATTTTTTCTCTAGATTACACATCAAATACTATGAAACAAAATGCACAAAAATCAACAGTACCAATAATAATAAATAAAAAAGATCCCAAATTCAAAATACAAAATTGGGGAATGAATAGAACAAGATCAAAAAAAGACGCTATGATTGAAAGAATGACGAAAAATTAGGGTATGATAGAGATATGAATACAAAACAATTTAAAGTTTTAAGCCTCGTAAGTCTTGTTCTTGGTTTTGCTTCAATCATCGCATCTATCGCTATCTGGTATCTCACTGGTGGCAAAACTCCTGAACTACAAGCACACGCAGAACGATTTGGAATTTTTGTTGGACTATGGGCTCCTACATTTATGATCCTATCCAACAGATTTGATCGATACGCAAATGAAAAATCAAACTAAATTTGTTCAAACAATTTTTTCAATAGTAGTAATAATTGCACTAACAATTTTTCTAAAAGTTGCTTGCGACTAAAATAATTTCAGGTATAATCTATTTGATGGTCCTTAATAGCTCAGCGGTAGAGCATTCGGCTGTTAACCGAACGGTCATAGGTTCGAATCCTATTTAAGGAGTGTAATAAATCCCCATACTAATGTATGGGGATTTATTATGAATTTGGCCTGTTAGTCGAGTGGTTAAGATGCCTCCCTTTCACGGAGGAGACCAGGGGTTCAACTCCCCTACAGGCTATGAACTCTTTTGAAAATCTCAAAGGAGTTTTTTATTTAATAAGGTATAATAATAATGGTGCACAGTTCGAATGAACACCATTAGGAATATTTTATGAATAATTGTTTAAAATGTGGAAATGCAATTCCACTTAAGATGAATATTGACGGAAAAATTAGACAACTTGATAAGCGAAAGTATTGTATTGAATGCTCTCCGTTTGGATCTCATAACACAAGAAGTTTGCATACAAAAGACACTCGCACTACAATGAATATCTGTAAAGTTTGCAACAGAGAATACCAAGGCGGACATAGAAAACATAAAGATAAATGTGGAAGATGTTATAGTCTGGCTTATAGAACAAGAACTAAACAGCAAGCAATTGATTACAAGGGCGGTAAGTGTTCCATTTGTGGCTATGATAAATATATTGGTTCTTTACATTTTCATCACGTTTATCCCGAAACAAAATCATTTAACATAGGTGAAATCAATTTTAGAAAATTTGAATTAATTGTTGATGAGTTAGATAAATGTATTTTGGTATGTTCAAATTGTCATTTTGAAATTCACGCTGGTATTGTTGATGCTGTTTCAATTTATGAAGAACAACAAAAAACTTTTCCAAAATATGTCAAAGAAGTAAAACCAGAAAAATTTTATCAACCTGTAATCAAAATATCTAAAAGACCTGATAAAGAAATTTTAGAAAAACTTGTTTGGGAAATGTCTTGTGTTAAAATTGGTGAAATGTTTGGTGTTAGTGATAATGCTGTCAATAAATGGTGTAAATATTACGGAATAACTAAACCTGGCAGAGGTGATTGGGAAAAAATAAAGTCAGGCAAGCTTGACAAACCTCAACCATAGTGTATAATTTTGTTGTAAGTTTATTCTCCCGTGGTGAAACTGGCATCATCTTAGATTTTGGCTCTAAAGTTCCTTGATCGTACTGAGGCGGGAGAACCTTACAAAGTGCTTAGGTAATTCAATGGTAGAATGTCTCACTTGTAATGAGGTCGTTGGGGGTTCGATTCCTCTCCTAAGCTTAAATCAATTTTCCCTATATGATACAATACACATATGGAAAAATTTATTGTCTTATTTGAGATCATAGTTTTCTTTGCATTACTCTATTGTGTCAAATTATGCAAAGACATTCTTCGTACTATGGAGGAAAAAAATTGAAAGATTTAATTATTGCTTCTTGGATTTCTTGGTCTGTTACATTATTAGCGATTATGTCATTTAGTTTGTATTTTAATTACAGATTGAATAAAATGATCAAGATGCTAGACGAGTGTATTACTGAAAGACCTGAATAAATAAAAATAATCCCGTTGTTTTCATCGGGATTATTTTTTTGGTAAAATATTTTATGACTGAAAAAGAGTGGATAGAAAAGATTAAGCGAGAATGTGTCTTGAATGTTGGCAATTTTGACACTCGATATGCGATACAGTTAATTGGAAGGTCTGGAAGCAAGATTGGTATTGTTTCTCTCAATAAGCGTTTTATGAGTGTTGATATTATAGATAAGCAAAAGTATGAGAGATTCTATGATAAATTTTATTCAAGAAATGATAAGGATGTTCGAGCCCCTTTAGTTATAGATTATCATATTGAAAATTCTATAACAAAAAATGGTTTTAAAGTTCTTTGGGATTACTATTATAAGAAGATAAAGAAATGACTTATAAATACACAATACAAGGCGAAAATGGTAGAGTTGGGGGCTCGAGTAGTGATTATAATTGGATACTCAAGGAAAGAGATGTAATTATGAAAACTATTTTTCCTAATTATGTCTTGAGTGAAAAATTAAATGATCTTATAAATAGTCCAGATTATTTAGTGTATGAGTATGGTGATCAAAAAGTTTATTTTAAAGTAGAAAAGGAAGAAGAAGATGGATGTGACTAGCGTATTTGGTTTGATTTTGGGTGGTTTATTAGCATTTTGGGCGCATAAGAGAGGATATGCTTGGTGGGCATATCTTTTTGCAAGTCCTGTTATTGGTGCTATTGCTTTAAATATTTTGCCTAATCTTAATGAGCCTGGAAAAGAGTATGACAATAAAGAAGAATTAGTTCGTAAGGGAAATACAAATGGACTAATTATTTCAGGATTGACAATTGCATTCTTTACTTGGTTGGCAGTAGCGGTGAGTAAGTGACAAAAGAAGATCATAAAGATAAATTAGTAGTTGATGGATTTACAATTATTGATGATATCCTTCCTATTGATTTAGCAAAGTCGATAAATACAGCATATAAAAATAATATAGACTGGGAATATATGGACCAGTATCGACCAGAACACTATGGTCACGTTTTCAAGAGTGAATTAGACACTCTTCCAAAAGAAGGCGAGATTTATACTGCTAGGTTTCATAGGTCCGACAATTTGAGAGAGTCTGAGCTTGTAAAGAATGCTTTTCAAGATTATTTTAAGCCTTTACTCCAGGATTTGTCTCCTTTTCCAGTTGATGATTTTGATACAAGATGTTATAAGTTAGAATCTGGAGATCATTATAGGACTCATTATGATGGTTATGCTGGAAAGATTAATATTATTTATTATGTAAATGATGCTTGGAGATGGGATTGGGGAGGTATTTTAAACGTATTATCTTCTAACGATCCTGATTTCTGTTATTCAATTTTTCCCAAGTTTAATAGAGTAGTGTTGTTAAATAATCAAAGTTTTTCAGCACCACACTTTGTTAGTTCTGTGGAAAGTTATGCTATCAATCCAAGATATAGTATAGTTTCTTTTAATAAATAACAAAGGGGAGTTTTACTCCCCTTTGTTTAGTCATCACACTCTATATAATATCCATCATCATTAGGCATCAAAATATCTTGATTTTCATTTGCAGCAAAATAGCAATAAGATAAATCTGAATGAGCGATTAGTAATTTCATCATAGATTCGTAAAGATATGGATTTGTGCAGTATGGAGTAAAGATTTGCATCACTTTGTCATAATTAACAAGAATAAATTTTTCTTGATTTAAACTTAGTGTGTAAAATTTATTTAATTCTGTTTCAACATAAAATGCTTCTAATCCAGGGACATTTTTTTTCAGCAAAGCCCAATTTACTCCCATAGTATTTTGGGTTGGAAAAACACTTCTTCCCCAATCTTTAAGACGTAGAACTTCCTCAACACTGTAAGAAGATTGTCTAGGTAATTTGTAGATATCAATTATTTTCATCTTACTTGCATTATACCTGATGCGTGGTATAGTATCCTTATGAAACATACTATCACGATTATTGATGAGAACTTCCAAGAGAAAAGTCTTGAAATGACTTATGTTCAATTGAAAGAACTTAATCGTTGGTTAAATATTTATTTAAATACTGGCAAAACAATCGAATATAAGAAAGAGAAAAAAAGTAATAAGATTATTGATGTAAAACTTGCCGAGATGTAAGTTGTGGTATAATAAGAGAGTAAGAGAAATGCTCCGTTAGCTCAGCGGAAGAGCAACATCCTTCTAAGATGTGGGTCAGTCGTTCAAATCGACTACGGAGTGCTTAAATATCCCCTATTTAGTAGGGGATATTTCTATTATTCCACCGTGAAATTCTCTATGACAATTTGCACATAATAAAATACATTTGTCTAGTTCTGGTTTAATTCTTTCAAATGATGAGAGTTTTAATTCTGCTATAGTAAAATCTTTTTCTGCTGGATTTAAATGATGAAATTCTAAAGCACCAATATATTTGTTATACTTACATACTAAGCACTTACCTCCCAAATAATCAACTGCCTTTTGTTTTACTCCTCTCTGTCTTTCTGTTGTTGAGATGGTAGTACAAAGTTTACAATATACTGAGCAATTTGCATCATTACGCCTTCTATAAAACTGGTCAATTGGTTTTTCAATTTTGCATTTTGGACATATTTTTTCAGTTTGTACTAAATTATATACTAATAAATTTTTTGTATTGTGTTGTTTGAACGGCGAACAATCTAAACAAAATTTTCTATTATTTAAATTATGGGATTTACCATCTATCTTAATCCAATTTGGGAAATCTTTATTGCATTTTAAACATTTTTTCATTGTTAAACTCCTATATAACTTACTTATACAAAAATAAAAAAATATCCTTTGAGTTATGTAAGTTTTTTCTTTTTAAATCCCGAATAAAAATATATGTGGTACAGGTATTCAATGGTTAGAAGAGTTAGTTTAGTCGTCTTATTTGATGGCGACAAAGTTTTATTAGGAAAGAA